GAGATATACAAAGATGGAAAAAAACTCAATGAGGACTCTTCTGCTAACGATCAACAGAAGTATTTGGAAGGACAAATACTCAAACTCAACTACAAATCTTTCACTCAAATTGTTATACTTGGCAGTGCTTCTTTCGTTCCCTTTATGCAACTTAGTGCTCCACATCGTAGGGAGGTCATAGAAGACCTGCTAGACATCAAAGTGTTCTCTAGTATGTCTGATATACTCAAGGATAAACTGAAGACGTGTCGTGACCGTATAAAGGTGTTGGAGTTGAAGAAAGAATCTGTTGCAGATAAAATAGTAATGCAGAAAAGATTTATCAAACAAATAGAGGAGGAGGGTGAGAATGACATCAATAAGAAGAGACAAAAAATTGCTGATTGTGACGAAAAATTTACCGACTATCAAGAACGTGTTGAGACTCTCATCACTGGTGTCAGTAAAAAGGAAAAGGCAATGGCAGAATACCTTACAGCAGGTGATACTGTAAAGAAATTAGAAAGATTTAGAGACAAGGTAAATTTTAAAAGACAAGATGCTAGTAGTGAACTAGGGTTCTGGACTAACAATACGGTTTGCCCTAAGTGTACACAGTCTATAGAAGAAAAGTTTCGCCTAGATAAGATTGGCAAACTCAAAGAAGACATCGACAAATACAGGTCGAACGTATTGGAACTAGAAGAAGCAGTCAACGCTGAAGAGCAGAGATATGCTAAGTTCCTAAGTTTTCAAAACGAGATTACAACCATCAACAATGAGATTTCTCAACACAACATTCACTTATCTACAACAACAAAACTCAAAAAGGATCTTGAAAAAGAAATTCAAAACATTACCGACAAACTTGAGAACAGAACTGTTGAGAATGACAAGTTAGAAGAATATAAAACTAGACTCAAAGACATACTATCAGAACTAACAACCCTCAAAGAGGATCATGAATACTTAGACCAGTCTAAGGCATTGATGAATGATGATGGTGTCAAGAGATCTATCATAAGAAAGTATTTACCACTCATCAATCGTCAGGTCAATGACTATCTACAGAGGATGGATTTTTTCATCAACTTCACATTAGATGAGGACTTCAGTGAGAGTATAAGGACACCCATGCATGAGAGATTCTCCTATGCATCATTTTCTGAAGGGGAAAAAATGAGAATTGACCTTGCACTTCTATTCACATGGAGAGATATAGCAAGGATGAAGAACAGTGTTGTGACTAATCTTTTGATTATGGATGAAGTATTTGATTCTTCTCTTGATGGATTTGGTACAGATGAGTTTCTCAAGATTGTTCGGTTTGTG